CCTTGCGTTCCGGCTCCGTTATCTGTCCCGCATCCTTCAATTTGTTCAGTTGCTCGAAGTTGCCCGTCCCTCCGCATAAATGCTTGGACCTGGCCGTCGGCCACAGCTTCACCTTGTCCGTCAAAGATGGGCTGCCCTGTACGTTTTGTCCGCTTCCGCCGTGGCTGTCCTGCGCCTTCGGCGTCGGCCACATCCCCGCATAAACTTGTCTCACCAACTGATCCTCGCGCTTTCTTTCCGTTCCGTCCGGGTTGGTTCCTGTTGCTGCCATTCCCGGTGTATCCTTCCAATCCCTGCTGCTGGCGGTGGCCCACAACCCAGCATCTGTCTCTTCGGTGCGGGGCATCGACGGCGCAAGCTGGAACAACAAAAGCCTGGACGGCGTAGCCGCAGATGGCTTCCAGGTCAGAAATGCTGCGCTCGAGGCCCATTTCCATTGAAACAAAGCCTCTGACATTCTCGCCAACGACCCATCTTGGCCTGACAATCTCAATAATGCGGAGCATCTCCGGCCAGAGATCGCGGTCATCTTCTGTGCCTCTGCGCTTCCCGGCACCGGACCAAGGTTGGCACGGTCACGGGAACCCGCCGCAGATAAGGTCAATTCCATCTGCATTGGCGGGTTCCTTGAAATTCCTTATATCTGTCCACCGTGGCACATTCGGCCAGTGCTTCTCCAAGACCTTGATGCAATACGGATCGTTCTCCACCTGGCCGACGCATGTCATACCAGCGCGTTCCAGACCAAGGTCGAATCCTCCGATACCGGCAAATAACGAGAGAAATTTCACTATGCCTCTTCAACTCTCATACCATATTTCAATCAGCATTTTCTAACTTCCGCTCGGCTTGGATAGCTTCATCCAGCTTCTGTAAGGCGAACTGCGGGTAGCCATTAGCCTCCGCATCCACAGCTTCCTTCAACCTGGAGTCAACAGCGTTGATTTCGATTATCTTCTTGCCGTCAAGGGTTCTAACTTTCATCACCCTCTCCCAGGCCCTGCTCGGCCAACATGACATAGAACTCGACGCCATCAGAAACCCCGGCAACGTCCCGGATCTCCTCCAGGGCTTTCTGCATGCGCTCGTTCTTCTCAGTCAGCAGTTGGACGTTGTCGAGCAGACCATTGATCCTCATTCTCAGTTGATCCATTATTTTATCTCTATAATTTTGACGCCGGGGTAACAAGCCTCGACCAGTTTTTTCTTGAGTTTATAGACCGGCGTTTTCATCCCCTTAACATCCTCAATTATCTGACCCGCATCAGTGAAATACCGAAAATCCGAGACGTAGGTGCAAACCTTGTTGCCGTTAACCCAACAGTCAAAGCGGGGCTGAAGGTCAAGGCGCGTTATCTCCCCGGCGCGCTCCAGGATTTTGAGTTCCTGATACCGCTTTGCCTCAGCGCGGCTGGCAAACTTGATGCCGTCTACCTCTGTCCGGACATTTCGATATTTTGACCGGTTCATCTAGTGCGCCGCCCTGGCGAGGGCGACCAGCTGGTCAGCGTGAGCCTCGCGGATTGAGGGGAGGTAATTAATCAGCGCATCCTCAATCAAACGGGTCATCGGAATGCCTGTGGCGTCGGAAATTCGCCTCAGTTCGACATTTAATTCCGGGTCCAAACTCAAGCTCATAGGGGTTTTGGGGAGTTTCATTGAAATAATCTCACTTTTTTGCGTTTAGAACTTGACACTCTTTTACCATGTGCCTATATTTAGTTCAAGGAGAGCAAAACAGGATAATTAAGGAAGGGAATAGTGAGCATGAAACCTTTTTTGGTTAGTGAGAATTTTTCCAGCGCCCAAGCAACCAGCTTTGAAGGGTTGGGACGGATCAGCCTGGAAATGATTGCCCTGAAAAGCGCGTCAATCCTGGCGACATTCATGTTGTTCATAACTGTCATCAAAGGAGGCATTTAATGGCAAAGAGAAATTTCGAGGGTTGGATGCGGAAGGTTGATGAGGCCATCGACAAAGCTTGCGGATTATCGAGCCTGGATCTCATGGACATGTCCTACCTTGATATGTTCGAAGACGGATACACGCCAAAGGGTGCCGCGAATGAGGCCTTGAGAGAGGAGGGATACTATGACTGACAAAGGGAAACCCTGGGCTGAGTACGCCAAGACTATGGAAAAGCTGAAAGGAGCGTTCTGATGGGATATGCCTGGATAATCACTAAAGACTGCCTCAATAACGAGGAGATCTTTATCACTGGGCCGGGGAACAATCCGGACAGCGCCAAGGTCGATGCCTGGATCGGGATCTTGGAGAAAGGAGGAGGGGAAGCATTCAAACTTTATGATGATGACGGCACCCTCAACCTGACAGGAAGGTTCATCGAGGATGGAGATAATGGAGAGGATTGTTTCGGGCCTCTCGATGATTACGGGACGCCGAGCTACGGCTGCACCGGAATCAAATACCGGAACAAAACCACTGGAAAATGGGAGTTCGTTTGATGGGATACGCATTTTGCACCGGCAGCTGCGGTGCTTGCGGCAAGCTGTTCACTTTCAATCCTAAGAAGGTGCCGAGCTTGAACAATGAGGCGTTCTGCCTGGACTGCATGACGGCGGGAAACGCCAAACGGGAGGAGAAGGGTCTTGAGCCTCACCCAATCCATCCCGAGGCCTACGAGGCTTGCAAAGAGGAGGAACTCTGATGGGAAAATCACTGACGCCAATCATGTTCTTTTCAGACGAGATCACCATCGTTCCGCATACTGCGACCGGCGCTGAATACCTTGGCAAAAAAGTGAGCATCGCTGAGTTTGCCGAGGGGCGTCCTTGTTCTTTGGATCGTTGTGAAGAGAACGGAGAATATGTCATTTATGTCCGGACACCAATGGGCCGGGAATTTATGGAAGGACCGGAAGCATGACCAAACCTTTAGATCTGTCGAAATATAAATCCGCAGCTGGCGCAGCCAAGGCGCTTTACACCCTGGTTTGCGAGAAAGCGGAAGCAACTGGCATGGATCCTGACATCGAGTGCCGCCTGATGACGCCGGAGGAGGGCGTAGCCAACGGTTTCGGGAAGGAGTGGCGCGTTATGTGGGAGGCTGGCCCCTATGAGTGGGGTGTCGGCATGTCCGGATCCTCAGTGTTCTCATTCCCTGAGTGGGAAACGCGCTATGTAGGGGCCTATGACGGCAAGGGAGATCCGGACGTTGTCGGGATCCTGAACGGCAAGGGCTGGTATCTGGAGCCGTACTACGGTTTTGATGTTGGGTTTGCGAGACGTTGAATAAAAAAGGAGGAACCATGAAACGGATCGATCCTGTTACCCGCCTCGATCTTCATATGATCGCCTTGCATAGCCCGGTGAAACTGACTCCGGAGATGGAGAACTTCATCATCACGCTGCCTGTTGATCTGAAGGCCGCTTCTGAGGATGAGATCGAGGCTTTTGATAAACTGCTGGATGAAATGGAGGAGAAAAGAGATGGCACATGACAGAGACTACGCCGCCAAGCGGGTCCAGCGCCTCAAGAAAAAGCTTGAGATGCTGTTAGACCTTCCCTTTGACGCCACCTTTAAGAGGCGTCCCGTCCAAAAGCAGATTGACTCAACGAAAGGAGCCTTAAGGCGCTGGCTACGGAACCACCCCGGCTTGGATGATGAGTTCCTTAAGTCAATCACCCGCTAGTCGAAACGCCCTACTGGGCGTCTGGGTTCAAGCCCACTGATGAGACTAGATAGGAGACTGAATTGAGGGAGTTCCTGGTTGAGGAAAAAAAGTTCAGAAAATCACCCCAAAGAACTTGACACCAGGGAGAGCAATACCTAAATTAAGCATAAGGAGATAGTGAGCATGAAAGAAAAGCATTTCACAAGCACCGGAGAAGCGGCCCGAGGGCTGGCTTTCAACAGCAAGGGCAAGGCCATCACAAGCGGCACTTGCTCTCGATGCGGCGGCACCGGCAAGTTCTCCTGGTGTGCAGCGTATGGGGACACTTGCTTTGGCTGCGGCGGCACCGGCAAGGAGACGGTAAGGGCCTACACTGAGAAGGAATACAAGGCCCTGGTCAAGCGGCGGGAGAAAGCAGCGGCCAAGCGGGAGAAAGAGAACGCCGCCAGGGCCGAGCGTTGCGCGGATGAGAACGCCAAGCGGGACGCTGAGAATGCCGCCGAGGCTGAGGCCGGACGGATCCTCAAGGAACCGATTGTTGAGTTGCTCAAGCCCCTGGCTGATGAGATTGAGGACGGCAAGGGCCGGTTCTGTGACAGCATTGCGCGGTCAATGCGGAGCGGAGAACTTCCCCGAGGCCGGGGCTGGGATCTGGTTTGCGAGATCCTGGCGAAATATGAAGGACGGTCAAACAGCAAGGCATACGCTGCCGAGTATGCCAGGGTTGAAGCGGTCCTGGATAGGGCCAGAGAGGCTGAGGAAATCGCGGAAACCATGAGTGAGGAGATGGACGGATGAAATACGTCACTTATCTCAGAGTTTCCACTGATAAGCAGGGGATCGCTGGCTTGGGTATGGAAGCGCAGCGCAAAGCCGTCGAGGATCTGGCGGCTGCGCGAGGCGCGGAGATCCTGGCTGAGTTCTCCGAGGTTGAGAGTGGGAGCAAGGATGACCGGCCCGAGTTGATGGCTGCTCTGGAACTATGCCGGAAAGAAAAGGCGGCGCTCCTGGTTGCCAAGGTTGACCGGCTGGGCAGATCTGTCGCGCAGATCGCCGTCCTCCTGGAGAGTGAGGTTGAGATCACCATTGCCGACATGCCGGTGGCTGACCGTTTCAACGTCCATATCATTGCAGCTGTCGCGGAACTGGAGAGAGTCAAGATCTCCGAGCGCACCAAAGCCGCCCTGGCCGCTCTCAAGGCCAAGGGTAAAAAACTGGGGAGCAAGAACATCAGGGCAGTCGCAGCAGCTGGTCGAGCAGCGCGCACCCTCAAGGCAAACGAGATTGCTGAGAACGTCTATCCCGTCATCGAGCGGATCAAGAAATTCGGAGTGACTTCACTGCGGGGGATCGCCCAAGAACTGACTGAGCGCAAGATCTCGACGCCCTCAGGACGCCCTGTTTGGCACCCGCAACAGGTCAAGTTGATCATCGAGAGAGTTGAAAGGAGGTAAAGCATGACAAATTTTGACAAGGCGCTGGATGAACTCATTAAATCAGAGCGAGAGCCAGCACACTGGAAACCGCCCAAGTGGATCTGGACGGCCCTGGTCGCGGTAAAGGTCGTGGCCTTGACAGCGTTAGTCGCCGTTACGGCGGTCATCTTCAACAAGTAAAAATCTAGGAGACTTTTAAATGGTTGGTAAAGTTACCGACAACTGTAAGGCATCTGCATCTCTGCTCCCAGGGATCATGGGACATTCACAATGGTCAACGCCAAACGAAACCCTCGCCTTGGTCAAGTCCCATATCGACGGGACCGCTGATTCCTGGGATGGGAATGAGGCAACAGGCTGGGGTGATAGACTTGAGCCGGTGGTCATTGATGAGACTGCGAGGCGTTTAAATATCCGCGACTACAACAAAGACATCGACTACGCCATCAAACACGGCACCCTGGAACTGGAGACAAGCCTCGACTGCGAGGCCGTAGGCCAGGGGCAGATCATCAGGACGGATCCGGAGAATGGGATCTATTGCATGGGAGCCGAACAGATCTCCCTCGACGGCCCAGGCTGCATTGAAAGCAAGGTTACATCCTACCGGCCCGAGGATGCTCCTGACATGGGCCGGGGGCCGTTGCAATTGCAGGGGCAAATGATGTGCGGGAACTTTTCCTGGGGTGTACTGGGGATCCTGTACCAGGGGATCGCTCTCAGATGTTTTGTGTTTGTTCCTCATGCGCCAACTGTTGCCGCCATTTCTGCCGCCGTCCTCGATTTTGACAAGCGGCTGCGGAGTGATCCGGTGCGCTGGTATGACATTGAGAACAGTGCAGATGCACTCTTAATATACGGCGAGGGGGATGATGAGGTTCCCAAGGATCTGGACCCGGCGTTTGCCAAACTGGCTGAGGAATTTCTGGCGCTCAGGGCGTCGATCAAAGAAGGCGAGGACGCCATCAAGATCATCAACGCCAAAGTCCAGGAGCAACTCGGCAACCATGTCACCGGCAACGTCGAGGGCTATGAGTTCAAATGGCCGATGAGGCACTCCAAGGCGCAGCCGGAGAAAATTGTCCCGGCCAAGGAGGCGTCCAGCAAACGTCAGTCAACCATAACCGTGAAGGAGAAAAAGTAATGACCGGAAAAATGCTAGTTCCAAAGACCATGAATGAAGCCATCAAGTTTTCAAAGATGCTGGCGGCGTCGAGCATGGTACCAAAACAATTCCAGGGCAAGCCGGAGGATATCCTGGTTGCGGTGCAGTGGGGCAGCGAAGTTGGACTGCCGATCATGTCGGCGCTCCAGAATATTGCAGTCATCAACGGCAAGCCAACCATATACGGAGACGCTGCTCTCGCGCTGGTCACGGCGCATCCTCAATACGGTGGTCATCAGGAATGGCTGGACGGCGAGACGGCACACTGCCGGATCACTCGACTGGTCAATGCGGAGAAGGTCGAGACGGAACGCACGTTCTCTGTCGGTGAAGCCAAGCGCGCCGGTCTGCTCAACAAAGCGGGGCCGTGGCAACAATATCCAAATCGGATGCTCCAGATGAGAGCGCGGGGGTTTGCAATTAGAGATAGTTTTCCTGATGCGATAAAAGGTGTCGGGATAGATGAGGATAAAGGGTCATCTGAGCAGACCTCACCTGAAAATCCACTGGATGCAGCTTTTGGTGAGGCCCTTGAGAAAACCGAGGCCCTGGAAGCGCCGCCTGTCCAAGTTGAGGAGGCTCAGATACCCAAGGTATCAGAGGAAGCTGAAACCCCTCCAGCGCCCTCTCAGGCCCCTGAGAGCAGGGTCTGGGAACTCATACTTGATGATGAGGTTATTGAGTGCCAGGACGCCGATATGTGGTACGAAGAGTTCATCGCGGCCATAGGGCGCGCAGCAAATGATGAGGATATCAATCTCAATGACCGCCGCCACAATGCATCCGTCATCAAGAAGGCCAACGATGACACTATCGAGCGTCTTTGCCAGGAGCGCGAGGCGCTGGGGGCAGACATCAAGGATCGGTACAAGAAGCTGATCAAGACCCTCTCGGCCAAGGCCAAGGATGAGGAGGGGAGAGCATGACCAAGTTGGGCATGACAAAACGGCAGACCGAGTGCTTGAGTTTCATCAAAAAGTATTTGGGGGAGAATGGGATCCCACCGACGAATGATGAGATCATCGAGGCGCTCGGACTGCGCGCCAGATCAGGAGCCGTCAGGCTGTTGCGCGGCCTGGAGGATCGAGGACATATCATCCGGCAAAAGTTTAAAGCGAGATCAATCGCCCTGGTTCCGGATCCCAATGAGGAACTCAAGCAGCTGCGCGAAATCAAAAGTGCGGCTATCGAGTTCCTGGATCGCCAAAAGAATTGGCGTGATCAAGTCGCGATGTACGGTGACAGCGTTAATGATGAACAGGCTGAACAAGTAAGCGAGGCGTTCAACCGGCTTGGGGATCTGGTGACAGCATGAGGCCCCCGGCAGAACTGATCCTCAAGCTGAAACGTGAGGCCTGTGAGATGCTGTCAAACCCCAACTCAACACCAAGCCAGCGTGATCTCAGTCGGAGGTTCCTGGCCCAACATTAACGGAAACGGCGAAAGGTGGCACCTAAAATGAGATTATAAATCTGAATAGGAAGCTCAAAAAATATCCAGTAACCAGCAAGGAGAGTGGTAAACATGACGATGAGTGCTAGTGTTTGTATCATGGAAAAGCACAAATGCCACCACTCCTTAAAACGATGCATTTTTGAACGATGAACCATAGCTAATTGGGGTTAGAAATAGCTGACGTTCAGCCTCTCTCCGAATAACCAAACCTCGAAGCACCCTACCCCCCGCCCGTCGCCATTTAGGAAATTCGTTGGCCGCGCCTAGCCGCTCGCCTCGATTAAGCTTCGCCCTCAACGTAGATGATTGGAGCCGTCCGATCCCGAGATTGTAGACGAATGAACACAGAGCCGAGAACTCGTTCTCGTTGAGTGGCACCCGAACAAACCTGAGTATGCCTGTCTCGACATGATCCAGGTGCCGCCGCAGTAGAGCCTTGCCCTCATCCTTGGTGATCGGAGGGCTATCCATCTTAACTCTCGTACCGTCAAGAAGAACGGTCGATCCGAAGCCCTGCGAAATGACCCCTGCTGGGCATCGATACGGCGTCGCAACGAAGCCTTCGGCAACAAGGATGATTGATAGCCCACCTGCATTGATTTGCATTAGCTTGCAGCAGATACAGGGATTATTTACTGAGACGGGAAATGGCCCGACCCCCGAACCAGAATGCGATGACACAACTGAAAAGTGCCTGGGTATTTTCATCGAAGGTGAGTCTGGCGGCATCGAGTCCTGATATCCCCATAGCGGTAAGTGAGAGGTATGCGGAGATTTCGACGAAACAAAAAACGGCGAAGAAGCAGTAGGTAATGGTCGGTCGCACGCTGGCACGATAAGCATCAACCCAGCCAACACCAGTGGGTTGCATACTCTTTTGAAGTGCTTCAATTTCTCTAATATCTGCATCAACATTAATCGCCTCCAGCTTTTGGTCGGCCAGTTCCTTCTGTTGCCGGATCTGAACCTCCATGACAGCAAGTTCATGTTTCTTATCTTGCTTGTCCTGAAAGAAATCCATCACTTTCGGAAGGAAGGAGGTGCCGAATCCTAAAAGGCTACCGAGTAATGATAACATAGTTCACCTACTTAAAATTATTACACAAGTTATCGCCGTAACGGCCAGTATCAGAGTGGTTGCTTTCATTTCATTCTGCCTTGCTGGCACACACTTCTTTATCTTCCAGCGCATTAACAATGTGGCAGTCCATACCCGTCGCCTTACTTAGTACAGTGTCCGTTGCCGTTTCATCTCCATGAATGATCTGATGCGTATCGTAGGCCGTCCATCCATAACTAAAGTACGACAGCGGCATCGGCAGACCGCACCCGGAAACCATCAAGACAACCAGCCCGATTAAGATTATTTTCAACTACCTCACCTTTTTTAACTTCCACAAAACATAAGGTTCGTACCCATCAACTTGCAGTGGCAACGATGGCACCCTTGTGTCGGCCTTCTTGTAACCAATGTAGTGCCAATTATATCCATCATTAATTTGCCTTGAGGCGGTGTCAAAAAAGTCCTCATTACCGGCATAAAACGCACCGCCAAAAACCAACGGTATCAATACTAACATAAACATACTGTTCTCTAACTCTCTTGTCCTGCCATGAGCCAGTGTTTGCCCCAAAGTATCATGCAACTTTTACCGCTCCTGCTGTCTATCAGTACTGTCCAGTCCCTGTCTCCAGATTGCTCGCTGTAAAAGGAGACTATGACCGTCTCGGTTGGAGTCACTTGCATAAGTGCTGACGCTCTCAGCTTCTCACCTAACCGCTCAAGTTCCACCTTTGCGGATGGCGTCGGACCACATTGGGCCGAACTAACGCGAATGGCAGAGGTATTAATTATCTCAGACTTATCTAGGGTCGAACACGCCGCCAAGAATAATAGACAAAAAATAATGAGAGGTTTCATCACTCGACCTTTGGATGCGTATCATTGTGCATTCGTCTTTGGGCCGCCACCTCACGCTCCAGGGACTTCAGCCTCTCTTCAATTGCGCCGTCACGCTCAGACATTTTCTTCAGCTTATCGGGTGCCAGGATTGAGGTGATGGTTCCCAGTTGACTCTGCGCTACATTTTTATCTGACTCAACAGAGTCCATCCTTGATTCGATGTTCTGAAGTAGTCTAGATAATTTCGTTATCGTTTTCTGGGCATGTGCCAATTGAGTTTTAATCATGGCCCAGCCACTGGCGAGACCGACGAGGACGGTAGCGAAAGTTAGAATCTCTCTAGCACCTAGCTCCACAGTTAACCCCGATAAACCATGCCAAGAAGTAACAAGATAATCATCCCGGCTGTAGACATCACAATCGTTTCCAGACGCTTCAGCCTCGCGCAGATTGACAAATACCGTTCAGCGCACACGGCCTCATGCGTTGTCAGCTTGGAATTAATGGAGCTAATTTTCTTACGCATCGGTCATCACCCCGGTGGAGTGGGCCAAGTCGGATCAGCGGGATCGTCGGTGTTAGCTGGTAGGTCGCGAAGTGACTCACGGTACACAGTCCACTCAGCCTTGACCTCATCTGCCATTGGCGAGTCGTTGTATTGAGTCCAATCGGTTTCGGTTAACAGGGTGTTACGCTCTGCACGAAGCCTAGCCATCGCCCGTGCTGGCCCCTCTTCTTCCCAAGTTGCCTCTTCAGCATCACGTTGGGTTTCTCGTTCAGCGGATAACTGAACAGGGCCGCTAGATGTTGCTCTATATCTTGGCATCATATTTATCCTTAACTATCCACTATGCCGTAAAGTCTAACCGTGCCATCAATATTACCGCTAGACATGAAGAACTGGATGCTGTCAATGGCCGCTGTCGCCAACCTACTACCGACAAATAAAATACTAGCCAACTGACGAGGTGTGCCAGTACCTGTTGTAACATAAACATTACCCCCCACCTTTTTATGGTATACTGTTCCAGATGGGTTATTTACCCACATTTCAAAGTGGGTACTTTCCGCCGTGGCGTTGCCCATTTTAGCCTCACTACCTGAAGTATCGCCGGTCATACCAATATAGGCAGACGATGTATCGGCATCCGGTGTGGTGGAAGAACCAGAAGCATTAAATATCCCAGCCACCCAAGAATAATCACTAGCGCCATCATCCCAACTTGCTCCACCACTACTATCGGTTCTACATTGCAAGTATGTGTCATTAGTAGCAGGGTTTATATCTGTGCCGATGAACAGATACCGATCATAAGTGCTACTAAGTGATGCATCGAAATCTATACTAGCGGCTCCACTTGCAGTAACAGTCTCTATAAAGACCATGCCACCACCCGCCGCCGCGAATGATAATGCCCCACTACCGTCTGTCTTTATAAACTCATCAGCATTTCCATCGGCGTCTGGGAAACTTAAAGCGCCATCGCCTATGTCCACCTTGCCAGAACCCTTGCCCTGGAGAGTAAGCGCCGTATTTGTGCCAGTGCTGGCGATGATGCCGTCAACTTTGAGATCGGACAAAACTTATCTCCTTATTCTGGCGGCGTCGGCCACGTTGGGTTAGCAGGGTCAGGTGTGTTGGCAGGGAGGTTTCTCAGTGTTTCCCGATACGTTGCCCATTCAGCCTTAGCTTCATCCGTAAGAGGCGAATCAGCGCCTTGCGTCCAATCGCTGGAAACTAACAAGGCATTACGTTCTCTACGAAGAAAAGTCCAACTTCTTGCGAGGGTGTCAGCATCAGCTTGATCTTGGTTGTTGGTAACCGTCTGAGCCTCTGCATCCACGACCCAATAACTTGTATTACCACCGGGATCAGGGACAACGAAGCCGCCATAAGTCGCAACGTGACTGACAGCATCAGCCTCAACGGCAAAGTCTTTGTACTTGTGCAGTTTGCCGTCCGTACTTTTAACAATTGCTACAAAGTTTTCCATGTTCCTTCCTTATATGTACATGGCATTAATTGCGCCAGCATCCAGAGTGTTTGTGCTTGTCATTTTTATCTGTGAGAAATCCGCAGATAACGATTTACTCCCAGCAAGCGTTGAACTTTCGACGGTATCCGTTGTCGTGGAGACATGACCAAACCAAGTCCAGTTATCAGCACTATCTAGTTCTTTGGTGAATATAATAGTTCCTGTAATAGTCCCAGTTCCTCCATAAACAGCCGTTCCAGTAACCTCTATAGCGTCCGCGATTGCTGTTGGACCGGCAATAACGCCGCCAGTGAAAGTTGTATGTGTCGATTTATAATCAGCGGTTTCAAAGCCACCGCTGTCACCCATTTCGACCTCTAAATCTATATTTCCGCTAGACGAAACACCATAGAACATAAGAACCACCATACTGGCCGTCGTTGGTATTCCCGAGATTTCGTCTGAATTACCAGACGTTGTTGCAGCTTCTGTTAGTTGGGTGAAGCCAGCACTTGACGCCGCTTCTGTCTCTACCGACATGACCTCAACCGTGTCAGCCGCCGTGGCATAACAAATTAGCCTGTCGCCAGCCGCTGTAGTTAGGTTTGCCGCACCGGGGAGTTCAATTCCAGAACCGTGGGTAATCGTTAAAGCACCATCAAACTGCAACATGAAGAAGTTGCCAGACTCCACAGTCATGGCACTGAAATTTGTCGTTCCGGTCACGTCGAAATAATTTCCATCTGTGTCGATCACCAGTGGAGAAGCTGAAGATATGTCGCCACCTTTTGTCATCTTCAGGGTTGAGGCAATACTAACTCCCCCGGTTCCCAAGCCGTCCAGGCTGAGATCGCCCCCAGCACTGACTGCCGTTACAGCGTCCGCCTTAATTGTTGACATAAATTTTCTCCTTCAAGTTAGATAACTGCAAAAGTCGCGCCACTGGAAACCGTCACCGTTATTCCAGAAGCAATCGCCAGGGGACCAGTGGCACTGGCATTATCCGTGCCGACTATAGAGATACTGTTGTTCAATGTCTGTTCATTCACGCGAACGATATCGGCACTAGTACCTAGTGGACTGCCACTTTCACCTAACCAACCACCACCACCAGCAGCAGCTACGGGAGATGCCCCACTATTAGGAAAGGGCATAAACAGGAAGGTGCTTGTTGTTAAGGCGTAGACAAGGGCAAGGTCATTTGCTGCCGCCTGATAGTTGGTGTTTCCTGCTACGGTAATCGTGGCACTATCGACGACAGATGCGGCGGCATCGAAGATTACCCACATGGAATCGCCAGCACTCTTTGGGGTTCCAAAATCAGTGATGGCATTAGTTCCAGTGATGTGGACTGTGTTGCCGTCGAAGTTTGTCCATATGTTTGTGTCACCAGCAACAGAGGCGATGGCAGCGCCCTGGGCATGGCTGATAAATTTGGAGTTCGTGTCGAGGAAGCCGCCGAGTTGCGGAGTTGTGTCGTCCACCAAATCGCTCATGTCGCCAGAGCCGTCTACACCTGATGGCACAAACGTCAGGCCAATGTTGTCACCGTCGCTAATAGTGCCAACAGTTAGAACATGAGTGACGGCAACCTTAGAATAGGTGCTGGCGGATGTGACTGCACCGGTAACTTTAAAAACAAGGATGGCATTGGTCGTGCCATAGCTGGCAATATAAACATACCCTCTTGCGACGGCATTACTGACATCATCCCAGGTGTCAACCCATGCGTTGACGCTAACACTACCGGCCTCAACGTCATCGACATAGAGAACTGTTGCGCTTGAGGGAGTGCCGTTGTTCAACCAGACCTTCCCAACGCCCTGATCCGTGTCCGTAGTAGTACTTTCAAATGCGAACTTAACGCCATTCTCAGGAGCATTATTATCGACGTATGCCTTGATTGATTGTTGGGTGACTCCAGCAACGGCTGAATTACTACTCATATCATCTTCATCGAGGAACCCGGCGGTTAGGGTCGCGCCAGCCGCCATAGCGATTGAGGTTAAACCCGCCAACGTGCCTGATGTTGCCGTAATCGCACTGCATTTAAACGGTGCGAAGGAATACGTTATGTTTCCAGTTGAAGCGCCAGTGGCGGTGGTTGTACCAGCGGCAAAGAAATCGCCCGATTCGTCCCAACCCAGGAACGCATTATTCCCTGTTGAACCCCGCTCGAAAATGAACCCGAGATCGTTGGCATTTGAACCAGCACCAGAATTTAATTCGATGAGTGGGTCTTTAATAGTGGTGTTAGTAGCATCGTTCGTGATCGTCGTCCCGTTAACGGTAAGGGATCCGGTGATAACTACCGATCCCGCAACATCCAGGTTAGCCGTTGTCTGTATGCTATCAACCCACAGCTTGAGCCACCGGACCCCTGTCGATCCCAGACTGTCCGTGCTGTCGGTATCAGATAGGACATCAGCGCCGTGAGTGGTTATGCCCCCAACGTATAGTTTTTTGGCGACCCCAAGGCCGCCGTCGGCGTGAACGGAGCCTGTGGTGGTACTGCTGCTTTCAGTAGTGTCATCGATTGAGAGGATGCCGGAGCCGGTAATTGCAGTTGCCGCCAGTGTCCCGGTGACGGCCAGACCTGAGGTGGATAGATCAAGACCCTTTACGCCGTTGACGGCCCAGCCAATGTTGTCGGCGCCTATTCGGTAGGCCCCAGAATTTGGATCGGAGGAGTAAGAATAAAACGGCAAAGACACCGTGCCATTCCCGCCCAGGTATTGAGCGGCACTGGAATCTGAGGTGGTCAGCGCATCAGCGGCAGCATTATAAAGTAGGTATGCATTGGCTACCGGCTCAGGAAATGTGGTGGACGCGCCGCCGGTGTAGGTGTCGGGGAATGAGAACGCCTGAGATATATCCCCGTCACGCTCCTGGCCTGACATAGCTAGGCGGTCAAGAGATAATTCAAATGTATCAGCAGCGAATGGATCGTTGGTAACATAATCCGTCGTCTGTGTGGCCGTAGTGTTGCGTCGAATATGCCATTGGACGGTGGATGCCGGGGCTGATGCGGCAATCACGGTGCCGGTTTCACCATCTCCACCTGTTACCGTGAAGTGTGAGGTGTAGGATTTCGTGGTTTCGGCTCCGGTTGCAATGACGCGCTCAACAACGGTCAACTCACTTGATGAGCCGGTACCCAAAAACGGGAAGGTCACGGCAAAGTCGGTTGTCGAGGCATCTCCCGTATATGAAACTGATGTCGTTGTTGAGGATACTGTCATTGGATTTGTCCCGTCTGTTGCGCTTTCACTTCCGCTTCAAGTTCAAGAATTGATGTTATCCGTTCCATTAAGCTTTCAGAAAACTCACTATCATTAATAAGCAGCCCTTCCGCCTCTTTCTTTGTAAGGGTGTGGATGCCCCTGATTTTGTTGGTTAGCAATTCGGTGACAAAAATATTTCCCTTTTCTGATTGCTTTTTCAGTTGCTTGTAATCATCACTTCCGACGAAAGCGGAGAGCCTTTTAAATGACAACTTGCCAGCTGTCTGTTGATACCAATAACGCTGATCATCCGTCAATCTCATTGGCTCCTCCATCCCCGGATATAACAGGGCGTCTGTCGGGGGAGATAGCTTGACCTTCATCCTTTTGAGTTCCAGGTCAACAGGATTGGGCTTATACCGGGACACAAAAATCGGGGAGACGATGTCAGGTCCAAAAGCGAGATTGGTTCCCCCTCCCGGCGTCGGGATGCCTATCTTGGCGTCCCGGCCCCACAGGTCAACGCGAGGCTTTAGAATAGATGACAGCCCAGGGATCTGGGCTATGATTTCATCAACATATGACCGCGCTTCCCGGATCGTTGGATCATTGATCCGCTCAATCTGAGAGGCCAGCCTCGGCACAACGGAACGGATCAGGTTTTTCATCATGCTCTTTGAATAGCGATTCGGATCACTGGTAGCCTCGATGAATGTCGCAAACCCCTGCATGAATGACTTGTTGGTCATGTTGTGAGCGGTCCCGGCCAGGGCGGCGGCAAACAACTCACCGCGCTCCTCCTCCGTCTTTAAATGGCCTGACGCCATGATTTGCCCTACATCGGCCCAAATGCCGATTACTGAGGCGAAAGGCTCCGTTCCCGCATAGCTATAATATTGATCGCCAATTCTCCAGCTGTAATTCTGGATCCCCAAGCGTCGATCCGTAGCGCGCTCTCCCCTGCTGACGGGACCGCCTCCGGTGATCACGCCGCTGTAGGTCAGCATTGTTGCAACTGTCGCCATACTGGTTCCAACGGAAACCCTGGCTATTGCCTCTTCAGCTTCCCGGCCCCCGGCGCGGATCTTTCTGGCCGTATCCCCCCAGAACAGGCCGAGGGGCGTCCTGTCGATAAATGACCACTTGAAACTGTTGTAAGGCGTTTTTAGAAACGGCACCAGCCAGCGCATACCGGGGATGTTCTGGAGTACCTTGAACCCCTTGCCAACAGCGTCAAGTTCCGTCTGCAAGGTTACATATCTTGCCTCGGCAGCTGACCGCTCCATAACATACACTGGAGGGTCGTTGACAAAGTCGGCAATGAAATCCGACAGCGCCTCTCCCTTGAGGCCCCTGGCCTGACCGGCAGACATTGCCTCCTCCCAGGTCTTGCCTTGAGCCGCCAGCACTTTGAAAAAAGTATCGCCAAATTCTAGGGCGCGGAAGGCCACCCGCCCTCCGGTGGCGATAGTACCGATAACATCAATCCCCGTTGCCAGTGCGCCGGTTGCGCCAAATGCCTCACCACTGGCTGCATTCATATGCTTCCGGCCAGCCCCCTGGGCGCTGTCGATCTTGGTGCCGGGAATGATGCTCTTGCCCGTGGCAAATGACTGACCGGCGTATTTGAGGGCTGACATGAATGACATGGTCTGCCCGAAAATCTTGGCGTTGAGATCACCAAACGTAGTGCCGCCCTCACCACCCATTGCGCGGCGCGCAGTTCCAATAGCAGCCGCGCCAGCCGTCTCGACGTCGGAGATGAACATAGTTAGAATGTTGCCGAGAATGTTTTTTGTCTGCGAAACAATATTGGTCAACAGGGCATGCTGCCAGACCTCATAGATCGCATCTCCCACAAGGCGCGCTTTGCCCATGCCTTTGATAAAGGCACTTTTCTTATGCGGCGCTCCGGTGCGGCTATAAAGATCAGCCATCGTCCTGACGTTGTCGGCACCGCCGTAATCGCCCAGCATCATCGTTAGGTCCCGCTTGCTCCTGGCTGCGAACTCGGCTGCCAGGGCGGGATCTCTGGGCGCGCCCGTCGCCGGAATCCGCATGGCCCCGAGGGATCTGGCTATCTCGGTTTGCGCGCCTTTGATGTTTTTTTGCAGATTGGCAACAAGTTCCAACTGATATCGGAACGCCATAGCTTGCTCATCGCTGCCGGTCTTTGCAATCTCGGCCAGCCCGTCCAGCTTCCGCATCTCCAACACCAGGAGATCCCTGGCGGCAAGCATGGTTTCAGCCATGCCCTTGCCCTCGACATGGATCCCCTGGCCTGTCTGTCGCTTGAGGATCGCCGCTGCCAACTTCTTGGGCGACATGCCAATCAGGTTACTCAGTTGCTGAGTGGCCTCAAACGTAATTTTCTCACGTTTCGCTTCGTCAATCTTACCGGCGAACCGTTGGCTGTTCAGTTCGATCCGCGCCTGGATGCTGGCCTCATCAGGGAGGTTCTTGGCATTGAAGTCGGACAGCCCCTGGCCCTTCTTGAAGGGGGGCGGCTCCAAAGCAGCGGCAACGTCCTCCTCACCTATTCGGATATAATTCTCATAAGGATCAGCCGTCTTGAACCGATCCGGCGTTCCAGGCGCTGCCGGAGGCAACCCGGCGTCCTCACTAAGTTCCTTGATCACCGGCCCCGTAGTCTCCGGATCCGGAGCCTCTGGCTTTGCTGGGGGGGCCTCCGGCTCTCCGGGCATATCGAACATGCTCGGTTCCCGTTCTGCTTTCTTGGCCTTGAACTCCGGATCGAGTGATTTTTTCCTGGCCTCGGCCAGCGTTTTCCCGAAAACACGCGCAACGCCGGAGCCTATGTCGGCCCCCAGCTTGCCCATAGGACCGGCAACCTGGATGCCCTCCTCCGACACCATCGGCTGTTCATCAACACCCATAGCATCACTGTCAACGATGGGGACGTTGATCAGGCCGTCGAACATCCCAGGATCGGGAGCCGCATCGGCATCGGGGATCAGAGCGCCAGAAGGATCAACCGCCATTGTTTAATGTTTCACCCCCCGTTCTCTTTAGATACCTATTCCAGGCGGCATTAAAAATGACCTCTCCCTTTGCATGGTCGATTTTCATGCGCTTATGTTCCGGGGAATCAATTTTGATACGTTTGCCTTTCCAGGGTTCATAATATTTCTTGTGTACTCCATCTTGGACGGCGCGTATTTCCTTGACTTGTGCCTGGATTTCTATCGAAAGCCCACTGTCTGACATGATCTGGATATGGGTTGCCCGATATCCCCCTTTCGGCCTTAGATGAAAATCATCAATCTCAATAATACTGAAACCATCATTCAACCTTGCTTTCACCAACTCTATGGCGTCCAGATTATCAGCAACCAACCGGCCTCCGAGAAGATCAGATAGTTGATTTGGCTCTATTTCCTTGATTTTCATTTTCTTCAGAAGGGATTGCTTTTTCTTGATTCTAGGCCCTAGTTTGAAAGCCACAATTCCTGGGATTTCGGTGGCAATATCATCAAGATCCCCCTTCAGAAGCGCCTTATGAGCATTCGCCAATTCAAGTAGGGTTGTAAGATCATTATTAAAATGATAAATCTTGTTGGATAGGATTATATCAATGTCATCAAATGAAGGTTTATACGCGCCGCGCAACTTAGGCGGGGTGCTTGCCAAGATCTCTGAGACACCAGACGGTGGTGCCATAATTGAGGTCTGGGTTGGCAATAATTGGGAACCTCCCCCGGAAGGGGCCGTCTCTTTTGGCGAGATTATGGGCGCTAGGCCAGCCTCGGATGCGTTTTTAGCTCGCAACGGCGTCCCGCCGGATGCTTGACGTGAGCGTATCCTCCCGATTGCACCGATAACTGCATCCTTGGCGAGTTTGCCTGTAACGCCAAGGCCAGCGGTAAAGCCGCCAGCTGCAAAGGCACCGACTCCTGAGACAAGCGCCGCCTCACGAAGATCCAATTCCTCTTGTCTGCCCCCCTCGATCTTGACCTTTTGCTCCATGATGTTCTGGACGCCGCCATACAGCGCGCCCTCCAACGCGCCGAGTTTTGTCGCTGGCAGGGACGCTCTGAGCGCCGACATCACTCCCGCCTTCGTGGCTTGCTTGGCCGAGGCTCCAAGGAACGCCCCGAACCCAAAGGTTCCAAGGCCTACATAGGTGGTGGGATCTTGGACAATTGCAGTAAGGGCGCGCTTGGTCCCGTCCCAGGTGATGTCTTTTTCGATGTAAAGTTCCATCATGTAGAGAAGGGCCAGCTTCTGATTATCAGGCGCACTCTGGATCTTGTGAAGTGACATTCCCATTGATGGCAAATTAAAGTTGAACCAGCCCATGAACTCCAGGCCCCACTGAGCCGGATCCTTATCATCACCCGGAAAACGATCCGGGAACAGGGGCATTAGAATTTTCGCTGACTCGATGAACAAGGACCCCGCCTTATCATTGGGATCAGCCAGGGTGGTTTCCGTTATCGGCGGCGGCTTATCCTTGGCCGTCGCGTCAATCTCTATGTTCTTGCTGATAACATAATCGGCGTCATATCCCATGCTCTCGATCAGGCTGAAAGTCTCCGGTGAAGATCCCTCAGGAGGGCGCGACGCGCCAAAATCAACAATCATATCATTGCCCGTCGGGACATCAGCCGCCTCGGCATCAAAATCCGGTGACATATTGACAGGATCACTTTGCAGTTGTCCCGGAACCGGCAGTGTCTCTGGATCAGTTGTCTCTGGAGCGATGCGGATGGTCAAGGGATCACGGCTGACGGGTTCCCCGGTGAGGAGTTCCCCGGTGAGGAGTTCCCCGGTGAGGGGAGCCTCTGGGCCTGGGATGGGTATTCTGGCGGGTTCAGCCATTAATCTTCTCCCTCATAGGCCTTTTTAAGACGAGATTTGATAGTCCCGGCTTTTTCATCCTGAGATTCAGCATCACCAATAGCTTTTCCCTTAGCCCCCAAATAAGCAGAGAGGGAAATAAGAATATCCAGTTGAGAGGTGAGAGTATTGGTCTTGCCTTTGAATTTGATTTTAGTTTCCGCTATCGCATCATTAACCTCTTTGAGGGTCCAATCATTGAGTTTCTTAGCAGGGCCGAACTGAGGCCGGGGGATCGCATTGATGTTAATGGTGCCTCTGGTCCGGAACGCCTCCAGGGCCTCGGTAAACGCCTCGGCGGGATCAAAATTAGGATCATTCGCGCCATCAGCAAGCCGCCCCTCAAAATCAATTCTGACCCTCGCGCCGCGCTCTTTGACCCCAGGAATGACCGAGTCCATAAAATCGGTAGAGGCGAGAATTTTATCGAGAGCCTTGCTGTAAATATTGGCGCGTTTTGCTGACGGTGTTTTGTTGATCTGTGCCTGGGCGCGCTGTTCCAGAATTTTGAAATGCTCGAACCGCAGCTTGCCTGTAGGCCCAGTAGTAGTCTCCATTTCCTCGATGATGGTTTTGATCGCAGCCTCATTAGGGGCGATCCTGATCCGTCTCATAATACCGGTAATATATGGCTGGCTGCTGCCAGCTGGATCACTATTGACCAGCGCCACTTTCAGTTTGTTATATTCAGTGGCACCGATATCATCATCAGCCAGGGCTTTAGTGATCTCAATGCTGGTCGGCATTTCATTATTATCGGGATCTTCATGGGCTAAAAGAATCTTGTTCATATGTTTGCCGTAATTCCTGTCATACTTGCGCTGAAGCCCCGCCACGTTCCTGGTCTGTTGCTTCTCTATAATATTCAACTGGATCTCATGGGTTGACATAACTTTCTTTTGAAAATCCAGCTTCTCCTTTTCATTCAACTGTTTCCAGTAGTCCGCAACCTCCGCATCTGTAATACTATCGGTACTCATCTCAGTTATCAATGTGCCGAGATCCTCCAGAGATGACTTGCGGAGCTTGGAACTGATCCCGGCCCCGGCGACATTTTTAAGAAACTTCAACTTTCTCCTAGCCGCCCAATCAGCCTTGATGACGCCCTGATCCACCATAGCGTCGATGTCGGTCATGCCGGTCTTGATGATGTCACCCTTGGCGATCTGCACCCCATTCCTCGTCGGCAACATTTGGCTGTTGCCAGCTGCTCGAACCAACCCGGCAAGCGTTGTCTCCAGCCCTCCCTCCAACTGCTGCCGGTGGCGCGTAACGCTGGCTGATTTGACGGAGAACCGTGATTTGATAGACAACTGATTGAAATTTTGAGTGAACTTGTCCAGCGCCCTGCCGCTCAACCCTCCAGAGGCCTCCTGGAAAATCTGATCGGCGCGGCCCTGGTAGGAACCCCTTGCAATCCGAGGATCCGCCGTTGACAGTTCCGTCTCCAGGTCTTGCAATTTGACCGTCGCGTTAAGCGTCGAGGTCGAGATGTCCCGGTTGTCCTGGGCAAGGTCCAGACGCTCCCCGATCTGGCCGAACTGGGTGCCTAACTCAAACAGTGAAGTCCCGACATTGCTCTGGGCCGGAGTGACTTGAAGTTGGACGCCCGTCTCAGTCGGGAGGCCTTGCCTCTGCTGGTATGTCTTGATCTGTGCCATTACGCCAACAAACTCTCGCCAACCTTGAACGCCGCGCCTATAGCCTTCAGCCTGGATGAGGTTACCGCCTGTTGGCCCGTAATCCGGAAATTGGTGGCTGACGCACGGCCCCCGGCTGCGCGCACTCTGGCAGCGGCAACTTGCTGATCGGCAACAAAGGTGCGGTTGAATTGATCTTCCGCAGCATCCGTTGCAATCCGCTCCTGGATAGCCAAGGGCGTATCAATATTGATAACAACACCCGACTTGGTAAAACTGGTTTGCGCGGCGGACGCAATCCGTTTCCTGAGATCATCAGTCCTGTCGTTGTCCAGTTGCTCCGCTTGGCGCGCCATGATGGCGTCATTCTCAGCAACCCTGGCGTTGAACTCCGCAATCCGGGCTGACTGCTCGGCTTGGCCTTCATAAAACTGGCCTTGGCGGATAGCGCCGAAACCCTGTACAAAAAACGACCCCAACTGGAAAAGAGAGCCAAGGCCAAAACTGCTTGGCGCAGCCGCGCCAATACCCATACCCGCGCCGAATGTCCCGGCCCCGAACAGGGATCCGGCTCCCAGGCCAAATGAGCCGCCAGCACCGAAAAGTCCGATAGTTCCCACAGAGGGAACAAAGCCAGCCATAATAGGAGAGGCACCGACAAGCGTTACAGGATCACACATATTTTATCACCCGTTGTTGGTTATCAGGCGTTT